CGCAATCAACCTCGTCATCAAAGGCGTGAACCTATTTGGAGGCATCCTGCGAGCTGTCGGTATCAAGATGCCAGAGCTCGGGGAGATAGGCAAGGTGGCGTTCGGCAGGATAGGAGATGCAGCTGCCGGGGCAACGAAAGAGGTTGTCGGTCTGCAAGCAGAAACTGAGAGATTCGCCCGGCTGAATCCGAAGAACAGAGTCAAGCCGAACCTCGGAGGAGGAGATGACGATGAGGGAGACGGGCCGACAGGAGGAGCCGCCAAGGCTGTAGAGACTGTTCAGGAGAAGATTAAGAAATACACCGATGCCCTGAAAGGTTTGACATCGCAACAGAAGAATCTCACCTCAGCTACCGAGGGAACGGTCAAAGCCCAGCGAGATCTCGGGAACGCAACCGAGGGCGTGAGGATTGCTCAGGCTCAGTTCAACATCGTGACTCAGGGATACAGCCGAGACTCTAGGAAGGCGCAGGAGGCTACGAGAGGGCTCGAGGATGCCAATCGCAGGCTCCGGGATTCAACGCTCGGGCAGGAGGAGGCAGTCCGAAGGGTAGGGCAGGCCGAGAAGGCTCTGGCCCAGCTGCGAGCCATCGCCGCCGATCCTGAGTCCGTTGAGGCCGCTGAGAGGAATCTGACTCGATCCAAGTTTGATCAGGAGGAGAGCGCATTCGCAGTCATCGAGGCCGAGCAGCAGCTGGCTGAGCTCCGGGCGAGCCCTGAGGCGAACCCGATGGAGATACGCCGGGCAGAGATCGCCCTGCAGGAGGCAAAGTTCAGGGTCACGGAGGCAACTCTCGGGATTAGGGATGCTGAGGAGAAACTGCGAGGCGAGCGTGAGAAGGCGGCCTCTGCTGAGGAGCTGGCTGAGGCTGAGAGGGATCTGGATGCGGCCAAGCGAGGCGTAGAGGATGCGATCAGGGATACGCAGGATGCGACCTCTGCTCAGGCTGAGGCTCAGGAGCATCTCAACGAGATCCTGCATGGGGCCAGAGAGGGCTCGGATGCCTACAGGGAGGCTCTCGATGAGCTGAATGAGGCAAAGAAGCGGGAGCAGGAGGCGATTGACGCAGTAGCTGAGGCGTTCAGCCGGGAGAGGGATGCCCTCCTAGAGCTGATCGAGGCCCAGAAAGAGCTCAACAGGATTAGATCCCTGACTCCCCCGGCTGTGATTGCTCGGGCTGAGCGCATCCTCGGAGCTCAGGCTGCCCTCGGCCTGCCATCCCAAGCGGCTGTTGCAGCCGCAGCCGCCGCAGCAGCAGTCGGAGGAGCAGCCCCCGCCTTCGGGATTACGCCGTTCGCCAAAGGAGGGATTGTGATGCGGCCAACGATGGGCCTCGTCGGGGAGGCTGGCCCTGAGGCGATCATCCCTCTGAGGAACGCTGGAGCCCTCGGAGGAGAGATCAACATTACAGTCAATGCCGGGATGGGCGCAAACGGCCCAGAGATCGGGGATGCCATCGTTGAGGCTCTCCGTAAATGGCAGTTCAGGAATGGGGCTCTCGTCGGATCGGCTCAGCCTCTGAAGGTGGCCTGATGGCTGCCGTCCTCCCCTTCGGGGAGAAGATTGAGATCTTTGCAGAGCTCGGCTTCCTAGTCCGGGAGTTCACCCTCAACTCCTCCACGCTCGATGGCACCGATGTCCTCGACGGAACGCTGGAGGGCCTAGACATCGCCCCTTATGTTCAGCAGGCTCGCATCTCTAGAGGCCGCTCCAGCCAGCTCGATCCTTTCTCTGCAGGAACGCTCTCCCTCGTCCTCAACAACAATGACAGGCGATTCGATCCCCTGAATCAGGCCTCCCCTTACTATGACCCTGCAGCCGGGAGATCAGGCGTTGTTCCCCGGCGCAAGGTTTCCATCCTCTGCGATGATGAGCCTGTGTTCGTAGGGCAAATCGTAGATGTAGATGTGGACTACGAACTCTCCCCAGCATCCAGAGATCTCTCAACGGCAGTCCTGACCTGCGCCGACGATTTCCAAATCCTCGCCAATGACTCAACCGAGGCCGCAGTCACCCCTTCTCAGGAGCTCTCAGGCTCCAGAGTTTCCTACCTCCTCGATCTCCCGGAGATCTCCTACCTCGGGGCTCGCAGCATCCAGCCCGGAGTAGCCATCCTCGGGGCCTATCCGATAGCAGAGAACACCAGCGCAGTCTCCTACCTCCAGAGCATCGCTGAAGCCGAGCAGGGTCTGTGCTTCATCTCCCGAGATGGAACGCTCACCTTCGTAGATCGCCAACAGGCTCAGTTCTCCAGCGCATCCGTTTCGTTCTCCGATGATGGAACAGGAATCCCGTACCAAACGCTCTCCATCAGATACGGCTCCGAGATCCTGTTCAATCGGGTCATCGTCACCCCCGAGGGGCTCTCCCCTCAAACATCCGACGATGTTCCCTCCCAGACCGAGTTCGGAGTTCAGACCCTGAGCCTGACGGACTCTCTACTCGCCTCAGAGCCTCAGGCTGCAGCTCTGGCCGATGATCTCATCTCTCTGTATGCCGAGCCTGAATACAGGTTTGACTCCCTGACGGTCATCATGAACGGCAAGGATGAGCCAACCCGGCAGAGCCTGTTTCAGCTGGAGCTCGGCACTCAGATAGAAATCACACGCACATTCGCTACAGGGAGCCCTCTCTCTGTTTCAGACACCTACCAAATCCAGAAGATTTCGCACTCCATCTCCCCAGCTACGCACCTGATGGAGATTGGGCTCGGATGGATACCCATCGTGTTCCCTCTAATCCTCGATGATGCAGAGTTCGGCAAACTCAGTAGTGACAACGCCCTCGTCTAAACGGTAGTATCTCTCGTATGGCAGGTGCAGGAGCGAAACTATTCGTATCGGGGGCTGTGCTTACAGCTGCTCAGGTGAACACATTTCTGATGGATCAGACCATCATGCGTTTCGCTACGACAGCTGCTCGTGATGCGGCCTTCGGAGGAGCGGGGGAGCCTACCCTCGCTGAGGGTATGTTTGCCTACATAGATGCCGATGACACCGTTTACTACTACGATGGCTCAGGCTGGGAAGCGTTCGGAGCTGTTGTAGATAGTGATCAGAACATCCTCGCAACTCAGGTCTTTAGTTAGGAGAAACAGGTGGCAACATTCAGCAAACTAACGCTGTCAGGCTCTACCGATGGCAGGCTCATCAAGGTAGCGGCCACAGCTACGGCTGGCACGACGCTGCACACAGGCTCTGCGACTGCGACGACATTCGACGAACTGTGGCTGTATGCGGTGAACAGCGATACGACTGCTCGCAAACTGACTATTGAGTGGGGTGGCACAACATCACCTGATGACTTGCTGGAACTCACTGTGCTACCAGAGAGCGGTCTAGTCACCGTAGTTCCCGGGCTTGTTATCAAAGGCAACGCCACACCACTTGTCGTGAGAGCGTTCTGCGCTTCTGCGAATGTCGTGATGATTGGCGGCTATGTGAACAGGATTACGGCATGAGCCGCACCATCGGCTATGTGAGCGGCGCACGCTACGAGAAACGAGTAGAACGATTCACGGCTGGCGGTACTTTCACGCCACCTGCTGGTGTCTCGTATGCGATTGCGCACATTCGTGGTGGCGGTGGTGCTGCTGCTGGCAGTGTCGCTAATGGTGGCAGTAGTTCAGTTGCGTTCGCAGGTGGCACGATAACTGCCAACGGTGGCACATCAGTGACGGCTTATTCAGAAGGCACGACTGGAACGGCTGGTGCAGACAACGGCGGTCAAGGCGGTTTCACTTTCGGTGGCAACGGCTTCGGCTCGGTGACTGTTGTGTTGCGTGGTGCTGATGGGGCTTATGTTGTCGCAGGTGGCGCAGTCACTGCAGGTACAGGAATTACGGTGACAGTTGGTGCAGGTGGCACAGGAACCAAAGCAGGCGGAAGCGGCTATGTGTGGATTGAGTACGAACAACCAGTGGGGGCAGGACTATGAGCCAGCGAACAGTTGCAGTTATTGAACCTGATGTGACGAACGGTGTGGTAGTGAATGTTGTTGTTGTTGCACCAGATTGGGTGAATGACGACCCGACACATCTCATTGAGTACACACCTGAGAATCCTGCTGGCATCGGTTGGGAAGTAGTGAACGGTGTAGTTATCGTGCCACCACCACCACCAAAGCCTGACGCTGAATAACACCTGAAAGCGAGACACCAAATGATGCTGAATGAACGCCAGCAGGCCGCCCTCTCCTCCTATCTGAGGAGCGTTGTAGCTGCAGCTCTCGCAGTCGCATCTACGGGGAACTATGCGCCCGAGGATCTCGCAAAGGCGGCCCTAGCAGCTGCCCTCCCTCCTCTGTTGCGATGGGCAAACCCGAAGGATCCAGCGTTCGGCAGAGGATCGCAGGATGAAGCCGCCTGAAATCGCCCGGCGATACACAGGTATCTCCGATGGGCTCGCCAAAGCTGCGAGGCCGGGGCTGCTCATGCTCGTATCCCAGATAGAGGCTCGATCCGATGGGGCTCTGTGGAACAACGGTACCTTCGTCAATAGGAAGGCGAGGGGCAAGGACTCGATGAGCGTTCATGCCACAGGCCGGGCTGTAGATCTCTCGTATCGCAAGATGCCAGACGGTAAGAGGGGCCGCCCGGCTGGGCGCAAGATAGCAGCCGAGTGGCTGCAGCTCCTATCCTCAAAGGCTGACGAGTTCGGGATTGAGATGCTGCTGGATTATTGGCCAGCCCCATACGGCGTAGGCTGGAGATGCGATCGAGGCGTATGGCAGAGGTATCAGAAGCCGACCATTTCCGGGGCTCCTCATGGCGATTGGATTCACATCGAGGTCAGCCCCCGGCTGGCTGATGATCCTGAGAGGATGCTGGCCGCCTTTGAGAAAGTGTGCGGCTGATGGATCTTGGGCTCTCAGCTCTGCTCGCTGGCATCGTTTCAGCTGGGGGAGGGATCATCGTTGCCCTCATCCAGAGGGCTCGCCGGGAGAACTCCGAGGATCATCGGGTTGTGCAACAGCAGCTATCTCATGTATTCAGGGCTGTGGGCAGAGTGGAGGATCTGATGCACGGACACCTACAATGGCATAGGAAGGAAACAGATGACGGAACTAGGCACTCAGCTGAAAGCTCAGGCGGCCCAATCGAGGCGCAAGACCGGGCTTGATGCTGCTCTTGAGAGGCTCAGCCCTCAGGAGAGGAAAGAGTTGGTGAACGCCATTCTTGACCCGATGATCCCTCTGCAGGCTATTTCTACGGTTATGAGACAGAGGGGCATCATCCTCTCCACGCACTCCATTCGCAAAGCTCGCAGAGGGGAAATCGTTTGTGAGGCTTAGCGACCAAATCTCGGCAGAGGCCGCCTCCTCTGATGACTCCACATCGCTAATTCGTTTGCGCCGGGAGCGCGACTCTGCTGTTCGGGAGGCTGTGAGGCTTCGGACGCAACTAGAAATCTCTGACAGGGCTCTCTCGATGGTGTCAGCTGCTGAGGGAGCAGAGCTAGAGCCTCCTAAGTGGATGAGCCCAGCGAAGCCGAGGGCATCGGCTGGAACGCTGGTCGTGATGCTCTCCGATACGCACTTTGACGAAATCGTGAAGCCTGAGGAGCTGGATGGGCTGAACGCCTACAACAGGGAGATTGCTGTTCTCAGGCTGGAGCGATGGGCTCAGAGCGTAGTAAATCTCGCCCGGCACTATCTGGCAGGCGTGAAATACGATGGCGTGATCCTCCTGCTCGGAGGAGACATCTTCTCTGGAGACATCCATGAGGAGCTAAAGGAAACGAACGCTGACACGATTCTGGGCTCTCTCCTGTTTTGGTCGGAGCAGATAGCAGCCGCCATCGAGCTGCTGTCTGCCGAGTTTGGCAAGGTTCATGTGGCCTCTGTGGTCGGCAATCACGGCAGGATGACGAGGAAACCCAGAGCGAAGCAGAGGGTGCGCACAAACTTTGATTGGCTGCTCTCAAAGATGGTAGAACGCCATTTCTCTGGGAATAGCAAGGTTTCGTTCCAAATCCCCGAATCGGCTGATTGCCTCATCTCGATCTACGACCATAATCATCTCATGACGCACGGAGATCAGGTCAATGGAGGAGGAGGCATCGGAGGAATCTACCCTCCAATCATGCGACTGAGGGCTCGGAAGGCTCAGCATCATCTCGCCATCGGCTCCCGGTTCTCAACTCTGTGGATGGGCCATTGGCACCAATACCTCTCAACGCCCTCGCTCATCATCAACGGTTCCCTCAAGGGATACGACGAGTACGCCAAGATTTCCAACTTCGGATTTGAGCCGCCCCAGCAGGCTCTCGCCATCGTCACGCCAGAGCGAGGAATCACCTTTCAGGCTCCTGTGTTCTGCTTGGATAGGAAGCGTGAGAAATGGTAGAAATCTGGGAACAAACGATTGTCGCTGTCTGGTGGCATGACGCTCACTCTCTGCCCGGCTCATGGCTGGAGCTCTCAGAGATAGATCAAGAGCCATGCGAAGTGCTAACACTCGGGATGCTCATCCCGAACTCCAAGCCTGACCATGTTGTTATTGCCCAATCGTTCAACAGGCTGGGGGAGGATGATCTGAAGCCACAGTATGACTCGATACTTTGCATCCCTGTAGGAATGGTGCGAGGAATGCGTGTACTATCGGGGTCAGGTATTCGGGATGCCGATGCCTCACCGAGGTAGGTAGTTCCCCCTTCCTCCTACCTACCTCGGTTGGGGGAGCCTCAGGTCAAATCTCGGTGCGCTCTGACATTCTTCTGAATCTTGATTGCCGCCCGGCACTCGGTATCGGCAACACAGAAGCCTCTCTGCTCCAACCTATCCCAGAAGGAGCCCCAGTCAATCGGCTCATCGTTGTCGTACCAATCCTCAAACACATCCAGAGCTGCAGAGATGCAGACATCATCCACATCCTGCGCTGTTGTGACGGTGATGGGAGGCGATGATGAGAGAGGAGCAGGGAGCGAGCCTTCAGCAGCTCGCTCCTCCAACTCTTTCTTCAGCTGGGCGATTTCCCTCTCATGCGTCTCCTGAACGCCCCTGAAAGCATCCTTAGGGATAATGATGGGCTTCATCGTTTGTCTGCCTTTCTATCATCGTGAGGGTTGCGCACCTCATAGGTTCGCCCCTCGCTCGGGCGCAGGATGTCGGGCCGCTCTGAAATCATCGTGCGAACGGCTGACTGTGATACGCCTGCCGAGGTGGCGATTTCTTTGACGGTCATGATCGCGAACACATTCTGAGATGCCCAGAGCCTCAGCATCTCCCGAGCGTCAGGTCTGCCGAAGATGAGCCTGTCTCCCTGCCAAGCCCAGCCATCGCTCAGCCGGGCAGATGCCATCAGTTCTCGTTTGACCTCAACTCGGGCCGCATCTCGTACAGAAATCGGCACAACGCCGACCCATCGAGGCATCCCATGTTCCTCTATCGCTCGGGCGCAGATTGCCTCTGCCTCTGCTTGGGAGATGCGCTGGCTCATGCTGCGTCCTCATCATCGTCGGACTCCTCGGATACCTCGCAGTCATCCCACAGTTTCTTGGAGCCGTACTCATCGCCATCTCCGAGAGCGATGAACACCTCAGGGAACTTGGTATCTACCAGCGTGGTGATTGCTTGTATCTCCGATAGGAGGGGATACCTCGGCTGGAAAGCCCCTCGTACCTCAATGTTGCCGTGATCCTCCTGTATCTCTTGGAGGCGTTCAATCAGCTCATTTATTCTCATGTCTATTCTCCCTCTGTTGTATGGAGAGGCTCCCTGCCCCTCTGCCTTGACAATAGCGAGAGCAGCCCGAGGTTGCAAATCGGCTCGGATGCGCCTGAATAGGCGATTTGCATTCCCCCAGCTCCATCCCTAAGGTTGAGGCATCGGGCAGGGAGCCCGATACTAAACAGAGGGAGCAATGACATGATCACAATGGAGCAGAGACAGAGGTTCATTCGCAAAGAGTGGGGCTCGTTCGTCGGCAAAACAATCAAGGAAATCAGGCCGCTCACGCAGGATGAGTGCATGTTCATCGGCTGGGAGTTTCGCCTAGAGCATTATGCAACGGCAATCGTTTTCACGGATGGCTCGGCATGGATACCGATGGCTGACGAAGAGGGCAACAGCGCAGGGTTCCTCGCATGTGCAGACATGGAGCAGTGCTAATCATGGCAACGCTCATCAAGGACGCTCTAGAGAAAGCGACAGACCATTACCTAGATCTGGTGGTGGATGATACAGCAGGAGGGCAGCTCGCCATCCACATACGCCTGCAGAACGACATCACGGCTCTCATCACGAACGAGGATGGGAGCGACATCCCCCATCATCCTGAGTCTGCTCAGCCTGTGGTCATCGGCTGGTATCACGGACTAGACGGAGAGGGCATGGAGCAGATACGAACGCTGGTGTTCCCCAACATGAGGTATCTGCTGGCGTTCGCTGAGGCAGCCCCAGAGCTGTTCACGGATGGATACCATCGGGCTCTCGGCAAGAGGAGGCATGAGGGAGTGATCCGAGTTGAGGCGTTTGACCGACCCTCCTACTCCTCTCATGCTCATTGGGCTGTCTCGGTGCATAACAATCGGGATGAGGATGACTGCCTCTACTCCAACAGGAATCGCTCCACTCTGCCTCATGCGATGCGAGAGGCTCTCTCGCTCATCGCTGAGTTGGAGCAGGGCTGGGAGCAGGCTGGGTATCCCGGCTACGGAGAACGATGAGAGACAACCTCTATCGCATCGAGACCAAACCTCGGCTAGGCCGATGGCGAGCCAAATACTCTGTTGCCGAATGGGGGCAGGCTGTCCTCCTCTATGAGGGCGTAAACATCGGCAACGGATACTCCAAGAGGCTGACCATCAACGGACAAACGCTAGACAGGCGAGACTCGCTAACTATGTAGCACCCCTCCAGCAGGATGATCTCATCAACAAACTAGGGAGGAACATCATGGTAGAAATAGTGGAGAAGCCTGAGCATGGCTCAGAGGAATGGCTTCGCAAACGATGGAGAGATGCAGAGGGTCGCTGTTTGTTCGGCGCATCAGAGGCGGCCTCAGTAATGAATCAGAGCCCATACTCCTCTCGGGGAGCCCTGTTCGCAGCCAAGAGCGCAGAGCCGACAGTTGGGCTCCAAACGGAGGCGTTCAGGCGAGGTCATGTGCTGGAGCCTGCCCTGCTCGCTGAGGCTGGGCGCATCCTCGGGGCTCCTATCTCAACGCCCGAGGTGATGTACCGTTCCGGGCGATGGATTGCGACTCTGGATGGCATCATCGGCTCCGAATCTGCCCCTGAAATCATCGTAGAGGCCAAGACCACAACTCGATACTCGGTCAGGGATGCAGAGGATCTACCTGCCGAATGGCTCTGGCAGACATGGGTTCAGGGCTCCCTCCTCAACGCTCAGGTGTTCATCATGTGCCTAGACCGAGATCAGAGGCTGTCGCTCACGCAGGTTCCCGATAATCAGCCTGCTTGGGATGCCCTGCTGGAGGAGGCTGAAACGCTCGGCTCTGCCATAGACAAAGGCGATTTCCTCCCAGCTGCAGAGTATGACTACGACGAAATCGCTGACCTCTGGAGAGCAGAGCCCAAGACGATAGAGCTCCCCAGCGATGCCGGGCAATGGCTCCACATCCTCGCTGATGCCCGAGATTTGCAGGCTCAGGCCGACAAACAGGAGAAGGAGGCGAAGGATGCGCTCGCCCGAATGATGCTGGACGCAGAGATAGGGCTGCTTGGGGGCAATCAGGTTCTTACATGGAAGGAGCAGGCTGGCAGAGCCTCGCTCGATCAGTCTCGGCTCCGATTAGATCATCCAGATCTCGTCGCAGCGTATGAGAAACAGGGGAAACCGTTTCGTGTGATGCGGCTCTCCTCTGGCAAATCATCCAAATCACGCAAAGGTAAGGGAGAACAATCATGAGTTTCAACATGGAGGGATACGTTGATGTCGCTGAGAGGATACGCCTGTTCAAGGGTTTGTATCCGAACGGATGTCTGCGGCCCTACAATCCAGCTGAGCCGTTCAGAATCATGGAAATCGGAGGGAAAGAGTTCATTGTTTACACAGCTGCAGCGTTTCGCTCCCCTGATGATCCCTGCCCCGGCATCGCAGTAGCGGCAGAGCCAGCAGTAGGGCAAACCTCGTTCACCAAGAACAGCGAAGTGATGAACGCTGAGACATCGGCTTGGGGTCGCGCCATCGTGGCCGCCCTCGCAGCTGACTCCCAGCGCATCGCCTCAGCAGACGAGGTGCGCAACAGGCGAGAGGAACCTCAGAATGCCCCAATCCCGTTTCCAGTCAGAGACAAACAGGCTCATCCAGCAGGCTCATCCAAGAGCCGGGCAGCCTCAACGCCATCGGCAGGGGCGAGCGATCAGGTCAGCGACAAACAGCTCGGGCTTCTCAACAGGCTCATTCGGGAGCGAGGCGTAGATGATGCTCTCGCTCTGGCATCGGTAGAGGCTGATCGAGACATCACAGCTCTCGCCCAACTGAGCAAGAAGCAGGCGAGCAGCCTCATCTCGGTCATCATGGCTCTCCCGGCTGAGGGTCAGGAGGATTCAACTCCCGAGGAGCCGTTCTAATGGGAGGGAATCTGCAACTATTCCAGCCAACGAACGGGCTTGGGATGGCATCAGAGGTTGTAAATCCGATGATGAAGGAGGAGCCTGAGAGGCTCGCCAGAGCATCAGATCCCTCTACCTCCCATCGGGCAGCTCAGATAGCGGCCATCCGAGGCAAATCTCAGAAGGCTCTCCTCCTGCTCGCCTATCAGCGAGCCGAGGAGAGAGGGCTGACCGATGAGGAGGCTGGAGCATCGGCTGGGCTCTCAGGCTCAGGGTATTGGAAGCGATGCTCAGAGCTGAGAACGCTCGGGCTCATCGCTCCCTCAGGGAAAGAGAGGCAAGCATCGTCGGGCCTCATGGTGCAGGTTTGCTCCATAACGCTCGCAGGGATGAGAGCCCTCTCGTGACGTATCGAGGCGATTGGCGAGAGAGAGCAGCCTGCCGGGGCGTTCCCCCAGACCTGTTCTTCCCTCCGAAGCCGAGAACGACAGCAAACTACAAGGCGGCCAAGAAAATTTGTGAGAAATGCCCTGTTCAGGAGCAGTGCCTCAACCTCGTTCTCCCTCTGGAGACAGTGGATGATCGCTTCGGCCTATTCGGAGGGATGACCCCATCCGAGAGGAGGAGGCTCAGATTCAAGATGAGGCTGGGGAGTGCCGACTACGGTGTTAGAGATGGAACAGCACGAACGCAAGGGCGAGTGTCAGGGAAATCGTGAGAAATGCGGCGTGGAAGGATGCCCGAAGTTCGGAACGCTCGGCAGAGCCGGGAGAGATGGCAAACGCAGGATTAGAGGATGTGAGGATCCTGCAGCTCGAGGCAGGAGAAACAGAGCGAAGGGAGATGGCAAGGCTCGCAGGGTTCGCAAACAGCTCAACCTCGGAGGAGCAAACACACGGCATGAGGAGCTTTGGGGAGGAGCCGTTCGGGTTGAAATCAAGGCAGGAGCGCAGGTTGGGCCGATTGCTACTCGGTTCAGGGCAGCAGAGCAGCAGAGTGGAGCATCGAGAGCCCTCGGAGACATCAGGCCGTTCGTGTTTGTTGCGATGCCCGACGATTGGGGGTCGGAAGGTTTGGCGATCATGCGCCTCTCGGCGTTTGCAGATTTGCTCAACGGAGGCTAGACAAGAGGGCTCTGATGGATGAGAAGCTCGGCGTTGTCTCCCTGTTCTCTGGCGTTGGAGGAATGGAACTCGGATTGGAGAGGGCAGGGATGCGCTCGGTGTACCAATGTGAGATTGACAAACATTGCCAGAGCATCCTTGAACATCATTGGCCGGGTTTGCCCCGATGGGATGATGTCTCTACGCTGACTGCGAAGGAGATCCTCTCCAAAGTAGATCGTGCTGATGTGATCGCTTGGGGCTCTCCCTGCCAAGATTTGTCTGTAGCAGGACGCAGAGCAGGGCTCGCAGGTTCACGCTCGTCGCTATTCCACGAAGGTATGAGAATCATCCGAGAGATGAGAGAGGAAACAAATGGAAAGTATCCAAGAATCTCTATTTGGGAGAATGTCGCAGGAGCCCTCACTTCCAACAAGGGAGCTGACTTCGGGATCGTCCTCGATGCGATGGCAGAAGCAGGGGCGATGGTCTGCGAGTGGCGGCTGCTGGATGCACAATACTTCGGAATCCCCCAACGGCGTAGAAGAGTGTTCCTCGTCGCTGTCTTTGATTCTGATGTCGCAGAGCGAAGTTCCAATCCGATACTCTCTCTCAGCGAAGGCTTGCGAAGGTATCCTGCGCCGAGCAGCTCGGAGAGGCAAGGTTCTCCCGGCGAGGTTGCAGCGAGCCCTAGAGGAGAGGGCTCAGGGGTTGCCTACACCAAATCCAAGCGACCCAGAAGCGTAGAGAATGATGAGACTTGGGAGGCTGGCCGCCCGGCTCCGACGCTGAACGCATTTGATCAGGGCGATGTTCGCTCTACAACTGTTGTTGTTGCGGCGAGCGAGGGGCAGGGAGTGATTTCGTTCCCGACGAACTTCGGGTCTTATGCTCAGGCTACGGAGGAGATAGCTCAGAGCATGGCAGTCAAAGCAGGGCCGCCCTCGATCATGCAGGAGAATCACGCTCGCCCTGTCGGTCAGCCTGTTCTCGGATCGGAGATTGTTGGGCCGCTCTCGGCTTGCGATTGGAAGTATCCACAGAATCAGCAACTAGCAGAGAACAAGTTCATCGTTGCCGAGGAGCCTGTGCTGATGCGCCAGCGAGAGGGCAAAGCCGGGGGAGGTAAAGGGCCGCTGCTATCGCACAACAAATCTTTGACGCTCGCTGTGAACAACGATCAGTATCTGTTCCAAGCCGAGGAGGATCCGATACTGTTTGAGAACTCGTACCGAGACAATGTGAGAGTTCAGCACGATGGCATCTTCCCGACGCTGACTGCGAAGATGGGAACAGGAGGGAACAATACGCCGATGTTGGCGCATGAGCAGCCTGTCGCTTTCTCCATCCGAGAGGATGCGAAGGCGAACACATTCTCTGCTACGCAGCTAGACCGAGCGAACGCTCTTTCAGCCCTCCAGCCCTCGCCTCAATCGCATCACGCCCAGATGTTCATCACAGATGTTGCCCTAGAGAGCCCTCCTCGGATGATTGTGCGCCGACTGATGCCGATCGAGTGCGAACGGCTGATGGGATGGCCCGATGATTGGACACGCTGGAGAGCCGATGGCAAGGAGCAGGCTGATACGCATCGCTACAAACAATGCGGCAACGGAGTTGCTTCGCCCTGCTCGGAATGGATTGGGGGCATCATCGCCCGGCTCCTCGGAGGCTCCTCCTGAGCATCCGTTGGATTGGGAAAGTCTGGGAGTCCTCCCCGTATCAGGGTGATCAACTGCTCCTGCATCTCGCTCTCGCAGATTTCGCCAACGATGAGGGAGAGTGCTGGCCCTCCCAGAGGACGCTCGCCCGGAAGGCGAGATGCTCCCAGCGATGGGTTCGGGAGAGCCTCAACAGGATGGTGGAGGATGGGCGGCTCGAGGTCATGACGCAGACGCTCGGCAGAGGAGGGAGAACGCTCTATCGCCTCAAAGGGGAAGCCACATCCCCTTTAGATGCCAAAGGAGGAACTACAGAGCAGGTAAAGAGGAACTCGGGCGCATTGGACTCTACTAATAAGAACCGTCAAGAACCGTCACTCTCTGACGCATCATTTGAGCTGTTCTGGGCCGAGTATCCTCGCAAGGTTGCCAAGGGCGCAGCTCGCAAGGCGTGGGCTATGCTGGTCAGGCGAGCCGATGCCCCGACCATCGAGGAGATCCTGCGATCCATCAGGCTGTACCGATCATCAGTATCAGACCCCAAGTTCATTTGCCACGCCGCTACATGGCTGAGGCAGGAAAGGTGGAGCGATGAGCTCTCCTCTACGCAACCCGAGACGAAACCGAGCAACAGCCCCTATCGGCAGGCCGAGAGCCTCGCAGCAGGGCTACGCCATGCCGGGCGATCCCGAGAGGATGTTGAGGCCGCTCTCTCTGGTCGGAATCCTGAGGAGCTTGCTGCAGCTCTCGCGATCTACGACGCTCTCTAAGCTCGGGCTCCTCCTGATTGCCTCAGGAATCATCAGTATCGCCCAAGCGGCCATCGCATCAGAGGCGAAGGCTCCAGCCCCTTCCCCGGCTCCCATCGAGAGCCCTCGGGAGCCCTCCCCAATCATCCCAGCCTCAACTACTGAGCCCCCAGCCCCTGCCCCAGCTGATGCCCTCTGCCCCGGCTGGTGGGAGCAGGCTCGCCGGGCAGGCTGGGCCGAGGAGGATCTCGCCTCCCTCGATCTCGCAATGTATAAGGAGAGCCGATGCGACCCCTCCCAGCTCAACGCCTCCGATCCTCATGGGGGCTCCCTCGGCCTGCTCCAAATCAACTCCTTCTGGTGCCTCCCCTCCAGATACTCGCCGGGAGGCTGGCTGCAGGAGCAGGGCATCCTCTCAGCCTGCCCCGAGCTCTATGAGCCCGAGGTTGCCCTCAGGGCTGGGCTGGCCATCTTCAGGTATGCCGAGGAGAGAGCCCCTTGCGGCTGGAGCCCTTGGGCAACGATGACCTGCCCCTGAGGGAGCCGATTTGCAATACTCCGAGCCCCTCCCTAAGGTGTAGTCATCGGGCAGGGAGCCCGATCTAGAAACAGAGGGAGATAGCAATGAGTAAGGAATCAGCAAACAATGTAGAGAGGGAGCTGGCGAAAGCCATCACCTCGGAAATCATGGAAGCCGCCAAGGCTATCCTCGCCAAACATGGCATGGAACTAGCCAAGTCATCCTCAGGGTTCGGGGATTACTACAAACTGAGCATCCAAGCATCAGCAGTCAAGAAGGGCAAGAACGGCGTCAATCTCGCCAGCACCGAAGCCTCACATTGGCTCTCATACTCCTCCATGTATGGCTTCTCATACGATGAGGCTCTGGAGATGCTCGGCTCGGTAGTCAAATCCACACCTAAGGATGGAGACCTCATCCTTATCGGCTCATGCAATCGCAAGTTGCCAATCATCGTGCAGAGCCTCAAGAACGGCAAACAGTATCAGGTGAGCAACCTCTGGATGAGCAAGACATACGCTCGCCTCGCAGAGATGCCTCCCCTCACGATGCCAGCGAGCAAATAATGAAACGCTCCTACAACTGCGCCTACTGCACGGAGACATTCGCATCTCCATCCGACCACATCTCTCATCTCATGCAGGCGCATCCTCGCCTCCATCAGGGGAGAGTACCGAGGGAGAGGCAACTACGCCGACCCTCCTTCTGCCCATCATGCGCCTCAGAGATAGCAGTCGGAGAGAGGCTCTGCTCATGTGGAGCCATCGCCCCAGCGTTCAGGAGCGTGGCATGACCGACAAACGGATAGCTGCATGGATTGGCTGTCTCGGATGCCACAATGAGGGCGTTCTGAACGGTCAATGGATTTCAGTAGAAGAGGCATCCGAGGAGAATGCTCGCATCGAGAACGAGGAGATTCCTCTCGGAGCCGATGTGCTGAAAGGTATCGCAACGATGGAGCCTCTCGGAGAGCATTCCGGGCGACCCGTTTGCAAACGATGTGCATCCGATGAGTTTCAGGTGTTTGACACCGAGCATCTCGCAGGAGGCCGAAGCCAAAGTTGGGGAGAGTTCTATCATCTCTCCAGCATCCTGAGCGAGCTGGATGAGGATGATCGCGAGCGTTTCCTGTTCGTTATGAGCAACTTCCACTACGGATGGGATGCCAAACAGATAGAGGAGGCTGACGCATGGAACGAAACCTTCTATGTCGGCTTCTACAGCGAACTCTCCGACCTCGCCTCCGAACTCGTAGAGGGCTGCATCTCGCCCGATGCCGAGCTCCTCGGCAGGCCGCTAATAGATTGGATTGACATGGATGAGGTGTGGCGATACACCCTCCAGCATGACTACATCACGAACGCAACTGAGGGAGGATACGACGTATGGCTCAACGGATAATGACAGGCGCAGTTCATCAGCCTGAGGCTCGCATCTACAGGATGACGATAACGCTCGTCGCTCTCCATGCCGAGCCGGGAGACGATGACTTTGACCCGACGCTCCTCATAGACATCTCAGAGGGAGAGGCTCAGGTCATCGGCTGGGATACCGAGGAGCTGCTCCTCATCGAGCCAGCGTGCGACGATTGCCAGCCCAACGATGACCTGAGTATCTCCAAACGAGACGCTGTTCTGTTCGCTCTGGATGATTTGGTCATCCATGAACTAGGAGACGCATGGAGCGCAGAGGCGCATTGCAAACGCAAGATGGAGATGCTGGAAATCATTGACGGAGACTCATGAACTATCTAGTAAGCCTCAAGGTTGTAAATCCTGAGCGTTGGGAGCGCACCAAATCGTTCGCATGGCTCGCCTGTTTCCTCGGAATGATTGCCAGCATCGGAGGGCTAGAGGGGCGGCCCGATGTTGCTCTACCAAATCCGTTCCCCTTCATCGTCTGTGTAGCCGGGATGTATCTGATTGGGGTATCGCTCAAACCTCGCCCGTAGATCTGGCTGACATCTCCCGATGTTATGCTCAGGGTTCCCCTCGGTTCGGCTCTGCTCCCTCTTTGCTGGGCCGAGGGGTTCTACCTTCAAGGGGCTTTATGCACACAGATCATCTCATCTCTGCCGTCTATTTCCTCAGAAGGGTCATCGCTGGTAAGTTAGATGAGGACAGATTGCTCTCTACGGTGGATGCCCTAGAGAGGGAAATCCTGAGGAGGAAACAGAGTGAGCGCAACACGACAGCCCGATGACCTCTACTATCATGCAGCTGTGGCCGTAGAACAGGCGAAAGCGGCTGACGATTTGCGTTTGGAGAGGGATGAACTCCAGCAGAGAGTCTCTGAGCTATCAGCCGCCATCGAGCTGTGGCGAGAGAAATCAGAAAACCTCGCAGATGCAGCTGCATCTCTCGCAGCTGAACTCGATCACTACAAACTCAAAGCCGCAGTGCTCCAATCTCAAATCCAGCGCATCCACGAAATCTTTGAGATCTGATGGCTCGCCTCCTATCTACCGAACAAACAGATGTTCGCACCATCCAGCCGCATCCCCGGAATGTTCGCCAAGGAGACATCGGAGCAATCTCTCGCAGCCTAAAGGCTCACGGACAGTATCGGCCCATAGTCATCCAACAATCCTCCAGATTCATCCTTGCCGGGAATCACACATACAAAGCGGCCATCGCTCTCGGCTGGAGCGAGATTGCTACCTCCATCATCGAGTGCGACGATGACGAGGCTCTCAGAATCCTCCTAGCTGACAACAAATCCTCCGACTTAGCTGCATACGATGAGAGCCAACTCGCTGAGCTGCTCCGAGAGCTCTCAGCCTCCTCGGTCGGATTAGAGGGAACGCTCTACGATGGCGATGACTTAGACCAAATCATCTCCGACATCAACGCCGATGCCTCCGACTATGCAGAAAGCATCTCTACAGGAGCCATCGCCCAACGCTTCGGCATCGCCCCGTTCTCTCTGCTGGATTGTCGCAGAGGCTGGTGGAAAGAGCGACGCAAGCGATGGCTCGATCTCGGCATCACATCAGAGGTCGGGCGAGATGGCAACCTGCTCAAGTTCAGCGACACCGTCCTCGGAGCAGCCGGGCGATCAGAGAACCTAACCGTTCCGAACAGCGCAATCTACAAGAACAAAGATGCAGATCGCCCACAATACAACGGCACATCCGTCTTTGATCCTGTTCTCTGCGAGCTGGCGTATCGGTGGTTCTGCCCAACAGGAGGAACAATCCTCGATCCTTTCGCAGGAGGCTCAGTCAGAGGAATCGTTGCATCGCACCTCGGGATGAACTACCGAGGGATAGAGCTGCGCCCAGAGCAGGTAGAAGCGAACAGGAAACAGTACGAGGATGTCGGCCATCGCTCAGGCTCAGCGACATGGATAGAAGGAGACTCTGCTCGCATCATCCCCGAGAGCTCAGAACAGTACGATTTCGTGTTCTCATGCCCTCCATACCATTCGTTAGAGGTTTACAGCGACCTCCCCGGCGATCTCTCAGCAATCGAGGACTACGAACAGTTCCTCTCCTCGTATGAAGAAATCATCAGAGCATCAGCCTCCGTACTACGAGACAATCGTTTCGCCTGTTGGGTCATCTCAGAAATCCGAGATGCTGATGGCCGATACCGAAACTTCGTCGGTGACACAATAGAAATCTTTGAGCGAGCAGGGCTCTCCTACTACAACGAAGGCATCTACATCCAGCAAGCAGGCTCATGGCCGCTTCGCATCGGACGAATGTTCGGATCATCTCGCAAGATTGCCCGGCTGCATCAGAACCTCCTCGTATTCGTCAAAGGAGATCCGAGGATTGCTACAGAGCAGCTCGGGGAAGCCGAATGGGGATTTGACAACGAACCTCAAATGCTGACGGAGGCTGAGGAGGGAATCAGCTGATGACTGACGCAAGTTCTCCAGATTGGGCGCATGGCCTCGATGTCAAGTTCCTGAAATCCATCGCTCAACTGTTCCGTTCTTACAAACCGTATGCGATGGGGAGGTTCTCCATCCCGAACGAAGCCGAGATTGCCAGAGCAATCAGCTCAAACTCAGGGTATGTGGTCGCTGTTGGAGATAAGCCTCTCGGCTTCATGATTGCCAGCATTGCTCAGCGTGACTCTGTACGCCGAGATTTCGCAGGCCGAGCCCTCTATGTCAAACAGGGAGATTTCAGCATCCAGCACCTAGCGTTTGCCGATGAGCTCCCGGCACACATCCTTCAGGATCATCTCCTGCAGTATGCAGGGAACAGATCGGTATGGGCTCTAATCCATGCAGAGAATCGGGCGAAGATTCGGATGATGGAGAGCCTCGGCTTTCAGGTGATTGGCACGAAGATAGGAGCCTCCTCGGAGATGCACTCCATCCTGCTTCGTTCCAACAGGCCAGCCATCAGACTCCCGGAGCCTCTCGATGCGGCCCATCGCCCTAGCCTCGCCATGCTCTCCGAACGATTCATTACCGAGCAAGAGCTGAGCGACATCCGAGCCGAGATTGCCCGAGGCGTTGAGTGGGCTGATCACTACTCCTCCTACAACCTGCGCCACTCATGGTCAGCAATCTCGCTTCGGGGCTACTCCGATGATCCCTCGTTTATCATCAAGCCTGCAGAGATGTCAAAGAAATGGCGTGAGGCACATTGGGCGATGCTTTCAGCCCCTGTCAGAGATACGCCTCTCATGGCTCGCTTCCCAACGGTTGCCGCTGTCTGCAGCCGCCTCGGAACAGACCTGCAGAGGGTCAGATTCATGAGGGTCAGGGCAGAGGATGGAGGGCTCTCTCGCCATGCCGACATCACAGATCGAGAGGCTGGCCCGATGCCCGGGCAAATCGCCCGGCTGCACATCCCCATCAACTCGGAGCCTGTCTGCCGATTCCAAGCATGGAACCTCGCAGGGGAGAAACTGCAGGCCCATCTCCCTGAACGCTCCCTTTGGTATCTAGATACGAGAAAGCCTCACGCAGTCAGCAACGCAGGAGCAGACCATGATCGCATCCATCTCGTCATTGACGCAGTATCAACAGAGGCCCTCTGCCGATGGATTGCAGCATCGCAGGAGGAACCTGCAGCATGAGAAAGCCTTGGGAGGAGCCGTTCAAGATCACCGAGCATGATGGCTACAGAGCCATCCGAGATGACCTGCTCGATGGGGGAACGAAGCTGCGCTTCCTGCCCCATGTCGTAGGAGATGCCGATCATGTCGTATTCGGCGGCCCATTCGCAGGAGGAGCCCCTGTCAGCCTCTCCGTCCTCGGCAGAGAAACAAGGAAACGCATCACCATCTTCTACGCATGGAGGAAACAGCTCCACCCGAGGATGCGCCGTGTGCAACGCAACGGAGCGCACCTAGAGCTGGTCAAACCCGGCTACATGACCGTTGTTCAGAAGCGAGCCCGAGACTATGCCCAACAATCGGGAGCCCTGTTCCTCCCTCTCGGCTTTGACACAGCAGCCGCCAGAGATCCGTTCAGGGCAGTCCTCTCCAACCTTCGGGCGCAAATCGGGGAGCCTGACGAGATCTGGTGCGCTGCAGGCTCCGGGATGATGGCCCTCAACATCGCCCATTGCTTCCCCTCCTCCCAGATAAACGCTGTCGCTGTCGGCCTCGCCTCACGATGGAGCAAGCAGGAGCTCCCAGCCAACTGCACCATCCATGAGCAGCCCCTCCCATTTGACAAACCCCTCGCCTCATCGGCCCCGTTCCCTATCTGCGCCCACTATGAGGCGAAAGCATTCCGGGCGATGCAGGCCGCCATCAGAGCCCAACCCCAGAGGACTCGCCTGTTCTGGAATGTCCTCGGCTGGGAGGGCTAAGACATGACCCTCCTCGATGTGGCAGTCATCGCCTGCCTCGCCCTGCTCCTAGCCCTTACCATCGCAGCCGATAGGCGCATCACCAAACTCTCCCGGCTGGAGCCAACCCTGAGAGAGATGATCGAGAGCAAACAGATCCGATACATCGGGGAACGAAACGGCATGGCTATCTACGAGAGGATAGACCACCCTCAGCCGGGCGGCCTCCCCGAGAGCTAGAGCCATACCCAGCCCTAATCTGCGCTACCCTGACCCTATGACCCCAGACCCAAACCTCTCAACCTCGGAGGTGTTCATCGGAGAGTGCGAGATGTGCGGCACGTGCGCCACGCTCATCCCGATCCCCATCGAGGAAATGTCATACTGTTGCGTCCGATGCGCACGGACTCTAGAAGCCGGATGAGCTAGAGCCCTGCTCATCCTCGATCTGCGCTACCCTGAGCCTCCATGATCCTGAGAGCCTGCCTCTCCTGCGGCCAACTGCAGGCGAACAGCCGATGCTCATCCTGCTCAGCAGCTCAGGAGCAACGCCGATACAGGAAACGAACCCACTATCACGGAGACTACAAACGCCGAGCAGCCGAGATCAGAGCCAACGCCGAGATCTGCTGGATCTGCCAACAGGGAGCCCGACCTGATGATCCGTGGACTGC